CCCCCCCATCCCCCCTTTGACAAAGGGGGGAGACCCGAAGGGAGGGGGGATTTCCCTTAACTCCGAACAGACGGCCCCGGAATTCACCCCCGAGCAGCAGTCCATCGAGAACCTGAAAGCCGCCGGCGCCGAAAACTGGCAGGCAATGATGGCACCGATGCTCGCGCCGATCCGCGAGATCATCGCCGGCGCATCTTCGTTTGAAGAGGCAAAAAACAGGCTGCTCGATGCATACGGTCAGATGGATGACACCATTCTGACAACAGTGCTGGCCCAAGCCCTTTTCGCCGCCGATATGTGCGGCCGCCTCGGGACAAGTGAATGATAGTCGATGCCCTCGACATAGCTCCACTGCCGCCTGAAGAGGCCATCGCCTGGTTCAAGGCCAAGGGATTCCGGATCAGCTGGGACTGGCACGAGATGTGGCAGGCGGACCACGCCAGGGCCTTCACCGTGGCCAAGGTCGCCAAGGTGGATATCCTCCAGGATATCTTCTCCGCCTTGGACAAAGCGCAGAGCGACGGCATCACCTTTGAAACATTCCGGAAAGAGCTGACGCCGCTCCTGCAGAGCAAGGGTTGGTGGGGCCGTCAGGAGGCGGTCAATCTCACAACCGGCGAACTGAAAACGGTGCAGCTCGGCTCGCCGCGGCGGCTCCGGACCATCTTCAATGTCAATGTACAAACCGCGCTCCAGGTGGGGCACTACCGGGCCATGACCGATCCTGCCGTGCTGGCCGCCCGGCCGTACTGGCGCTACTCGGCCGTGATGGACGGCCATACCCGGCCGATGCACCGCCAGTGGCACGGGCTGATCCTCCCCGCCGATCACCCCTTCTGGGCCACCCATTTCCCGCCCAACGGCTGGAACTGCCGCTGCACCGTCGTCTCCATGTCGCTCCGGGAGATGGCACGCGACGGCCTCAAGGTGTCCGAGCCGCCGGAGATCAAAATGTACAAGTGGGTGAACCCGGCCATCGGCGGAGAAAAGTGGATCCCCCAGGGGATCGACGCCGGATGGGATTACAACCCCGGCACCTCGGCCAATGCCCACATCCGCCAGGTGGCAGAGGATACCGCCAAGCAGGCGACGCAGCAGATAGGCTGGGCGCTTCTCAATGACCTGAAGAAAGCGGAGGCGCTCTAATGGCCGGCATCAGCATGAAAATGTCCTACCAGGACGCCCCCGCCCGTCAGCTGATCGGCGAATTCATCCGCCAGACCGACGACCTGACGTCGGCCATGCAGGTGACCGGCGAGATCGTGCGCAGCTCGGCAATCAAAAACTTCGAGGTAGGCGGCAGGCCGACGGTGTGGCAGGTGAGCAAGCGGGCCAGGAAAGAGGGCGGCCAGACGCTGATAAAGGGCGGCACGCTGAGGAAGTCCATCACCGTGCAGGCCGGCCGGATGGACGTGGTCATCGGCACCAACCTTGGCTACGCCCGGATTCATCAGCTTGGTGGAGAGATCAAGCGCAAGCCCTTTTCAGGGTCCGTCAGGCTGCGCACCGATGCCAAGGGAAACCTGCTGCGTCAGGAGGGACGGCCGAACCTCGCAGTATTTGCAAGAAGAAATCACAAGCGCATGGTTACCAAGGAATTCAAGTCGGAAGGCTACACCATCGTCATGCCGAAGCGGGAATTCCTTCTCGTCCAGGAGGAGGACTGGACGGAGATCCGGGCGGCCCTCGCGGAGCATTTCAAGGTCACATCGTAGGGGCGGGGTCACCCCGCCCTGATTTGGGCGGGGTCACCCCGCCCAAATCAGGGCGGGAAGACCCCGCCCCTACGCGCCCAAATTTGCCCGGCAACGGTTTAGGGGTAGTAGCCCTCGATCTGCCTCCGGCAAACCGGCTACAGGAAAATTTAAAGATGGTTTTAAGATGGTTTTGAAATGCGGTCGGCAGTCGATGGTCGGCGGTCGATAAAATCCACCATACACAATCGACCATCTACTATCGACTGTTTTATTGAAGTGGCTCAAAAGACCGGAAAAAAAGTTTGAAGTATAACATCTGAGAGGTCGATGAAATCGAGCTCGAAGAGAAGCGGAGGCTAGCCCATGAAAATAGCAATTATCGGAACCGGCCACTCAAACTTACAACAACTGCAACTGGCCTTGAACAGCCTGCAAGATAGCCATGAGATCCTCGCCCTCAACTTCGAGCTGACCGCCGGAGCGACTCCGCCAGCCGAGATGATGCTCATCCCCCCGGGTTTGCGGGTCACCGGCAGGGATGGCCGCTCCTGGAACAATCCGGATCCGGCGGCGATTGTCCGCTTCTTCCAGGAACGCGGCTTGAAGATCCCGGTCGACATCGAGCACGCCACCGAGCTGAAAGCACCGCAGGGTGAACCTGCCCCGGCCATGGCCTGGGGGACCGGTCTGGAAGCACGGCCGGACGGAAGCGTCTGGGCAAAAACCGAATGGACCCCCAAGGGGGCCGAGATGGTGATGAACAGGGAATATTCCTATTACTCCCCTGCCATCATTTTCGACAAGGCCACCATGAACATAGTCGGCATCAAGAGCGTTGGGCTCACAAATACACCGAATTTCCCCATACCCGCACTTAACCGCGAAGACAAAACGAAAGGAGCATCATCTATGGAACTGGAACAATTATTGGCCTCTCTCGGCCTGCCGGCGGGCACGACATTTGCCGCCGCGCTCAACCACATCGCCAGTATGAAGGCAAATCTGACAACCGCCCTGAACCAGGCGCAGAACCCGACCCTGGACAAGTTCGTCCCCAGGGGCGATTACGACACCGCCCTCAACCGGGCCACCACGGCCGAAACTGAGCTGAAAACCCTGAAAGAGGGACAGCTGGAAACCGCCATCAATACCGAGATCGACACGGCCCTCAAGGCTGGCAAGATCACCCCTGCGACGAAAGAGTATCACGTTGCCAGTTGCCGCCAGGAAGGGGGGTTGGAGCGGTTCAAAGAATTCGCCAAGGCCGCCCCGGTAATCGCCGACGCCAGCAACCTGGACACGAAGAAAGTCGGCGACCAGGGTACTGCGCTCAACGCCGAGGAAAAGGCCGTCTGCGTGGCGCTCGGCATCAGCGAGGAAGATTACCTTAAGGTCAACAAGGAATAACCATTAACCCATAAAAATTTACAGGAGGAAGTTATGGCCGTACTAACCGAAGATAGAAACACCCCGCGCCGCACCGGCGACCTGCTCAGCCTGCCCGCCGCAGCAGCCAAGAAGTTTTACGCCGGCGCCATCGTCGCCCGCGACGCCGCCGGCAACGCCACCCCCGGCGCGACCGCTACCGACATTCTCGGTGCCGGTCGCTGCAAGGCGCAGGTGGACAATTCGGCCGGCGCCGCAGGGGCCCTCAACGTCGAGATCGAGAAAGGCGTATTCCGCGTCGCCAACTCCGCCACTGACCCGGTCGTAGTGGCCGATATCGGCAACGACTGCTACATCGTCGACGACCAGACGGTTTCCCATACTGACACCAACCAGTCCGTGGCCGGCAAAGTTTTCGACGTCGACGCCCAAGGCGTTTGGGTCAAGTTCGAGTAACCATTTAACAGCTATTTAACGGAGGTAATACCATGCTTCTCAATTCAGCCTCACTGGCCGCCCTCTACCGGGCATTCAACACCGCGTTCAGCAGCGGCTTCACGGGGGTGCAACCCCAATGGCCCCAGGTTGCCACCCTGGTCCCATCGTCAACCAAAACCGAGGATTACGGCTGGCTCGGCAAGATTCCCCGGATGCGCGAGTGGATCGGCGACCGGCAGATCCAGAACCTCAAGCTGCACACCTACAGCATCAAGAACAAGAAGTTCGAGACCACCGTCGGCGTTGACCGCGACGACATCGAAGATGACCAGTTGGGCGTCTACAACCCGATCTTCCAGACCCTCGGCCAGAACGCCGCCGAACTGCCGGACGAACTGGTATTCGCCCTCTTCGCCCTCGGTTTTACCACCGGTTGCTACGACGGCCAGTATTTCTTCGATGATGACCACCCGGTACTTCTGGCCGACGGCTCCACCGCCAGCGTCTCCAACGTCCAGGCCGGCGCAGGCAATCCCTGGTACCTCCTAGATACCCGGCGCCCCCTCAAGCCCTTCATCTACCAGGAACGGAAAAAGCCCAAATTCGTAGCCATGGACAAGGAAACCGACGCCAACGTTTTCATGAAAAATGAATACCTCTATGGCGTCGATTGTCGCTGCAACGTCGGTTTCGGATTCTGGCAGCAGGCGTTCGGCAGCAAGAGTGAGCTGGATGCCGCCAATTTCAATGCGGCTTACGACGCCATGGGCGCATTCAAAGGCGACCAGGAAAAGCCGCTCGGCATCAAGCCGAACCTGCTGGTTGTCGGCGCCAGCAACGCCAGCGCCGGTCGCAAGATTGTCGAGGCCCAGCTCATCAATGGCGGCGATAGCAACACGAATTTCAAGCGCGTCGAGCTGCTTGAGTGCCCCTGGCTGCCGTAATCATTCCGTAGGGGCGGGGTCACCCCGCCCTGATTAGATCACCCGATATCGGGCGGGGAAACCCCGCCCCTACAGGAGGTTTCATGAAACGTAACATCGCATATTTTACCCTGGCCATCTGCCTACTCACGGCCGGCGTCGCCGTTGCCGCAGCCACCGGCAAGCTGGTGATCGATCCCAACAACAAGGAGATCCAGGCATCGTCTCCCTACCCCCCGGCCTCCGCCTGCACCACCGTCACCACCACCAAGGGGACCATCGCCACCGTCACCGTCGCCGGTTACAGTCAACTCTGCTGGGAGGCCAGTGACAGCAACAATGCCGCCAAACGCATCAAGCGCCACCTGGGGAGCAACACCGCATATCTCCCCGGCACCGGCGGCTGCATCGGCCTCAACTCGGACATGAGCACGGTAGTATTCAAGCCGTATTCGGCACTCGGCGCAGCCTATACAGTCTGTACCGAGCTGACGCGGGGGGGTAAGACGCCATGATCCGAATCACTGCAAAACAGGACGGCTTTCGCCGCTGCGGCATAGCCCACCCGAAAGGCGCCACCGAATACCCGGATGCAACGTTCACGAAAAATCAGATGGATCAACTCCAGGCTGAGCCGATGCTGGTAGTGGAAGTCGTACCGACCGGCAAACCGAACGTGGCCGATACCGTGGTACTGGTCCAGGCCGCTGCGACCATAGAGGCCCTTGATCAACTGGCCGCAGATGAAACCCGCAAAGGCGTTCTCGACGCCATCGACAAGCGCAGGGCTGAACTCAGCCAGCCGCAGGGGTAACCCATGTACTGCAAGCTCGATGACATCCAGGGGGTAATGTCCGACGCCGAACTGATCCAGCTCACCGACGATAACGTCCCGCCGGCTATCATCGAGCAGACCAACGTGGACAAGGCGATCTCCCGGGCGGGCAACTTGATCGACGGCTATCTCCGCGGTCGCTACGTCCTCCCTCTCAATCCCGTTCCCGGCATTCTGCTCGATCTGGCCGTCGATGTAGCGGTTTACAATCTCTACAAACGGAAAAAGAAGATCAAAATGCCGGAAAGCATTTCCGAAGATTACAAGAACACCCTGAAGATCCTGGACCTGATCCAGAACGGCAAGGTCGATATCGGCAGCGCTAAGATTACTGCCCCGCCGACATCTGATTCGGTAAGTAATACTGCGGGCGGTGGTAGCGTCGCAGGCGGCAATCGGCTCTTCAGCCGCGATTCGCTGAAAGGGTTCTGATATGGAAGAAATCGAAATTCAGGACATCGAGGACAAGCTCCTCCAGGTCATAAACAACCTGCAGCGCTTCGCGGTCGTCGCGTCCCTGGTCCGTGACGGAGCCAATCCCGGCATCTTCCCCGCTGCCTATGTTTATTTCGCCGGGGACGGGGAGGGAGAAACCAGGTCAAGGCCGATCGACACCGTCGAGTTCCACGTCCAGGTGCGGGCGCAAAACCTGGCATCGGAAGCGCAGTTGGCCCGTGATGCCTACAGCCTGATTAATGCCGTGCGCAAAGCCATTCGCGGCAAGACCCTCGGCATCGTCGCTATCGAGCCGTTCCGCTGCATAGCCAGGGAACTCAGCGACTACGACGAGGATGAAAGCAGCATCGAGTACACATGCAAATTCACCACCCGGCAGTATCAAGAAATCGTGAATCCGTAAAACCGGTCGGCAGTCGGCGGTCGGCGGTCGGCAGGGTTAAAAACCACCGACCGCCGACTGCCGGCCATCGACCGAATTTAAAGGAGGTTTGAATGGGTTTTAAAGTCACTGTAAACGACGCATCAGAAACGACCATCGTCGGACAGGCCGCTCCGGATCAGGAAGCGGCGGCGCCCGCAAACGTCGTTAAAAAAGGGGACAGGCCCCAGGAGGTGAAACGTGCTGACGAGGCGTAGAGTCATAGCAGCAAGAATAGAAGCAGTAGAGGGGACCGCCGAGGTGATTACCGTCGCCGATGCCGGTATCCTCGCCATCGACCCGAAGTTCGACGCGGACTTCAAGATGAACGAGCGGAACAACCAGACCAACTCCCTCTCCCCCCTGCCGCCTGTACCGGGCGCACGGTCCGGCAAGGTCACGTTCAAGGCCGAACTGAAAGGCGCGGGCGCCGTATATGCCGCAGGCGTCAAGCCGGCCCTGGGTGTTTACCTTAGGGCGTGCGGTTTCGCCGAAACCGTCGATATCACCGCCGGGTCCGAAAAGGTCACCTATCTCCCCGCGTCCTCCGGCGTGCCGTGTCTGACCCTCTGGGTCTACGAGGACGGGATCATCAAGAAGCTGCGCGGCTGCCGGGGCAACGTGAAGTTTTCCGGCAAGATGGGCGAGATCCAGTTTGCGGAATTCGACTTTACCGGCGTCTACGACGGCACGGTCGACGGGGCGATGGTCGCCCCCACCTTCGAGGGTACGGTCCCGCCAGCGCTCCTGGGGGCGACGATGACCGTCGATGCGTACCCGGGCGTGATCGAATCGTGGTCCATCGACATGGGCAACACCATCCAGCTCCGCCCCTCGGCCTCCGCGGTCGACGGGTATCTGTCGGCCATGATCACCGGCCGCAAGCCGACCGGCAAGATCGACCCGGAAATGACCAGCGTCGCCACCTACGACTGGATGGGCAAGTGGAAAGCGGGCAATCCCGCCGCCCTGGTCATCGGCCCGGTCGGCACGGCGGATTACAACAGGTTCACCCTCACCGGCCCGAAGGCCGTCTATACCAAGGTGGGCGAGGGGGACCGTACCGGCATCCAGACGGCCGACACGGATTTCACGCTGACGCTCAACCTCGGCGACGATGAAATCAAACTGGAGTTCGTAAAATAGGAAACCGGTCGATGGTCGGCAGTCGGTGGTCGATGGTTTTTGAACCTGCCGACCTCCGTCCGCCGACCGCCGACCGCATTTAAAACAAAGGAGAAAAACCATGTCAGACTCAGTATTCGATATCACCACCCTTAATACCTCCGCCGCTGCCAACAAAGGGGTAACCATCACCATCCGCCATCCTGAGAGCAATGCCAAGTTGCCCCTCAAAGTAACCATCCTCGGCGCCGACTCGGACAAATACCGCCGGGTTGCCGACGCGTCCCTCAATGAGGTCTTCAAGCAAATAGCCAAAACCGGCAAAACCCTCCGCACCGCCGAAGACGTCCGAGAGGAAAGGATCAACGCCGTCTGCGATTGCATCACCGGCTGGGAGGCATTCGGCAACGGCGAGGCCTCCCTGGAATGCACGCCGGAAAACAAGAAGGCCGTATTCGAGAATCCCGGCTACGGCTGGATGCTTGACCAGGTCGACGCGGGGATCAGGGACCGGGCAAATTTTTTGCCCAAATAGGCCAGTCACTAGTTGACTGCGCCGAACGCCTGGCGCTGTTCGGCGACGATGCCGGCGGGGTGCATCTGGATCCCGCCGGCAAAGAAATCCGCCAATGGTTCCTGGAACTCTCCAGGACCCGCGGCCGGGAATTGGTATATGCGGGCATGGGCGGGGCGGTCACCACCCCGGCGGCAATCAGTTACAAAGAGATCGACTCCTGGACCAGGGTGACCGGCCGGAGGCCATCCCCATGGCAGGCCATGCAGTTGACGATTATGGACCAGGTCTACCTGGCAGCGGCAAACAAGGACGGCAAGCAGAGGCAGGGGCAGAGTATCGGCGAATACTGCCACGGGGCCGATGTGGAAGAATGCCGCCGGCAGTTCGGCGAACAGTTGGAGCGGGTGTGCAGTACCTGCCCGGCTTAACATCGGTTCGAGGTCCGAAGTTGTTCGAAGTTTAAACCTCGAACATCGAACATCGAACCTCGAACGTAGAACGGATTCCATGGGCGAAGATAAGGGCAAGGTAAAACTGAATATTTCCCTGGACGGGGTTCCCCAGGTAGTCGGCGGTCTGAAAGAGATCGAGGGGGCTTCCGACAGTGTTGCCGGTAAGACTGAACAGGCTACCGGCCGGATGGCGCAGTCTAATCAGGATCTCATGTCGTCATACGGCAGTTTGAAAACCATCATGACAGCCGTCGCCGGCAGCTATGTATTCACGCGGCTCATTTCCGAGGCTAACAGCGCCATCAATGCCATCGACAGTTTGCGCATCTCTACCATCCAGATCGCCGCGCAGATCACTACCATGCAAGGGCCGAAGAACGTCGCCGAGCACTATGCCGAAGCCACCAAATACGCCGGTGCCCTCGCCGTAAAGCTCCAGGAAGTTGACGCCAACTCTTTTGCAAACTATCAAACCTTGCTGCAGATGGCACAGACCATGACCCTGCAAGGGGTTGTGATGGACGTTAATAATAAAAAACAGGTTGATGCCTTTACATCCCTCTCCAACGCCGTGGCCATGTACACTGCCGGTCAAAATCAGTCTGTTCAGGCGCATCAGGAAATCAGGGCGTTGATGTCGGGGGAGGTTACCCAGGGCTCACAGCTGGCCATGCAGATTAACGATATGACCAAGGCTTCCGGGCTCTATAAAAACGGCCTCAAAGAGCTTGTCGCCGAGGGTAAGAAACACGGCGACACATTGGAGCGGTTAGCTCCGTTTCTCGTCGGGATTAATGCCGCTTCTGGAGACATTGCGACAACCTGGCAGGCGGTAACAGCATCGGCGGCTACGGCAAAGTTCATAATCGAGAGTATCGGATTCAGGGAGCTGTATCAAGATGCGATTAAATTCGGCGGGGAAATGGTCGCCAATCTCAAGACGCAAGCTGAGTATATAGGTTCCGGGATTGCTCGCGGCTGGCTGGCTGTTAAGGGGATACTGGAAACAATTTCCATCCTGTTCAATCAGCACGATGGTTCGTTACGGGGAATCATTGCGGCCGCACGTTATGTGGTGGAGGTTACTAATTCATGGCTGGAGGGGTGGGCGTTTCTGATCTCAACCGTGCTCCCCACGGCAGCGGAGAAATTCAACAGCATTGTAAATATTCTCAATGCCGTCGTGAACATGGCTTATGCGTTTGGCGGCATCCTGATCGACGGGATCATGGGCGCTCTCCAGGCTGTTTCGCACCTGAGCTCTGCAATCATGCAGATTCTAACCGGTGATTTTGTCGGGGCAAAAAACAGCATAGCAAAGATATTCGGTTCTGATTTTAAAGCAGTGATGGATGGTGACCTGGCTGTTGTCAAAGGGACCGTTGCAGCCATAAAGGAAGAATGGGGGAAGCTGAAAGACACGAGCTCTTTCAATAACCGTTTTGATAAGTTCATCGGGAGAACCCAGCAGGCAGGCGGGCCAGTTACTGCCCCCGTGCTCCCACCCGTACCCGGTAAGCCCGAAGCGATCGATAACACCGCCGTCGAAGAGCAGAACAAATACGCCGACTTCTACAATAAACTCCAGGAACAGCTGATCGCCACCACCCCCCTTCAGGAGAAGTTTGACAAGTCCATCGAGAAGGCCCGCTTCGAATTCGCCAAGATGAATGACGAAGTGGCTCCCCAGTACCGGGAGACGCTCAAGGGGCTGCAAGAGCAGGTTCTCAGGAACATGGAGGTGAACCAGGAACTCGCACGCAGTTCTCAGGCCCAACAGGACAGCCTCAAGAAGGAGCGGGAGGAAGCGGAAAAACTGGACCAGGCATACGCCAGGATGCGGGAACACTACAAGCAGGCGGACGACCTGGCTGCAATTAAATCCAACACCGAGGATCTGAACATCGAACTGATCCAGGACCCGGGAGCGCAGCAGGCGGCACAGATCACCAAGCAGTATGACGACAAGCTACAGGCAGCCCAGAGATACGCCCGCGATCTGAAGCTGATCGAGAAAAAAACAGGCGAGGACATCACCGACCGCCTCAAGGCAAATTCGAACTTGCAAATAGCTATCGTAATGGCAAAAAACGATAAGCTATTGGCCGCTGCCGCGGAACAAGCACAAAAAATCCGAGACATCCAGAACCAGACCGAAGACATCAACATCAGCATGATCCGGGACCCCTTTGAACAAAAAGCCGCGCAGATAGAGGCCAACTACCAGAGGGAGAAGCAGGCCATTGAAGACAAGATTAAGTTTTTGACGGCAGCAAACAGCATAGAAGTCGATCAGATTGTATCCCGTCAGAAACTTGTTGAAGAAGGTATAAAGCGGGAATTCCAACTTCGCGGAGGCCCAGAATATGCGGCATTCCTGGAACGTGAAAAGGGGCTGGACAATGATAAATGGAAGTCTCTTACAGCAAATGCCAAAAAAGGCACTGCAGAGATAGCGGCATTGCAGTCATTGCTGACAGCATTGGCAATGAAAAAAGACTGGGATTTAGCTAACAACAGCAAAGAGGCTTGGAATAGCAGATTAATGACCATCGCCTCTGTAATAGATAACATCGGCCAGGTCTTGATGCAGGGGAATAAGGACCAGTTTGAGGCCGGCAAGGCGATGGCGATCACCTCCACCATCATCTCCACCTATCTGGGTGCCCAGCAGGCGTTTACCGCACTGGCGGGCATCCCCATCGTCGGCCCGGCGCTGGGAGTTGCGGCCGCTGCC